GTACCACCATCGGCTACAGCTAAATCCGTAATACCTGAAATAGAGCCGCCAGTAATAGATACACTAGCGGCGGATTGTGTAGCAATAGTCCCTAAACCTAAAGAAGTTCTAGCAGTAGAACCACTTTCCGCTACAAAGTTAGCACCGTCGCCAACAATAAAATTACCATCAGTAACCGCTAATCCGGCAATGTCCGTAAGCCCTGCATCGTATGCTTGAACATTTGTTCCAATCGCAAGACCTAAATTTGTCCTTGCTGTAGCGGCATCAGATGCTCCTGTTCCCCCGTCAGCAACGGCTAAATCAGTAGTTAGCGTTAAACTTCCCGCAGAAAGGGCTCCGCCCAAAGTCATACTTCCCGCAGAAACAGCTCCAACAATATTTAGCGCATCAAAATGAGCGTTGTTAAAAACGTTTGCAGCTACCGCGCCTGTTCCAGCCCCGTCAAAATGAATGACCGCTGTTTTACCGGCAGGAACTTCATAATCATTAGAGGCGTTATAAGTACCTTGAAAAACAAGAATACTTCTGCTTCCGGATAAAGCGTTTCTAATATAAATAATTTTTTCTGCGTCGTTAGGTGTTAATTGAACATAAGCTGACGCACCTAAATCACCGCCATCGTTAAAGATAATAAACCTATTTCTACCATTAGAATCCACACCATCGTTAATGGGTAAACTATTGGGTGATCCGGAACTACCCGCAGAAGGAAGAGTAATTGTTATTTGACCGTCTAATGACGTATCAATTAAGCTTAAATTGGTGTTTGTGGTTGTGCCCCATGACCCGGATTGTTCTCCTGTGGCTATGAGCTCAATTCCATTATTTAAGGTATATGAACTAGGCATTTTTTATCCTTTGATAAAATCAAATATTAACACATTAATTATAAGTTATTGTAGTTTAGGCCGCTATCTTTTCCCAATTAGGTGATTGAGAGGGGCTTATTTTGCTCCAAACTAGAGCTTGACCCACAACCCCTGACGCACTTTCGCCAGTAAGAAAAACATTTGTCCTATATGATACCGTAACTGTGCCTTCAGAGGCAGTTGATTCAATTCCAGTAAGATTTATGATTTGGCCAACTTGGGTTGTAACTGAACCAACCGAACCCGTAGCGGATACGCCTGTTGTAGGTATATTTACATCAGGTTGTACTACAAAGCTTCCTACCGCAGTTACACCTTGCTCACCATTCAAAATGACTACAGGGGCATCACCCGTTACCGTAACTGAATTTATTGCGCTAGTAGAAGATACTCCGGTCAAACTTATCGAAACATCTTCTTTAATAGCCGCCGTTCCAACTGACCCTGTTGCAGCGACACCTGTTGCTGAAACATTTTGATCAGTAGTTAAACTTATATTTCCAATAGAGCCGGTGGTAAATATTCCATTTGGCGTAACAACTTGTCCCGTAAGAGCTTCTGCATCTCCAACCGAAGCGGTCGCAGACTCACCCGTAACAGAAAAAGTCTGGTTTGTAATCAAGCTTACATTACCAACCGACCCGGTTGCAGAAATACCCGCCGCTGAAACATTCTGATTTGTGATGAAACTTACGTTGCCAACAGAACTTGTTGAAGATACCCCTGTTGGAGTAACAGTCTGTCTAACACCCGCACTTACTGTTCCAACGGCAGTAGTAGCCGCTGTTCCCGTAAGAGTTACGGTTCCATCACCCGTGATTGTTACCGATCCAGGTGAGGCCGTAACTTCATTTCCAGTTACATTTGAAACCGCATCAATAACAACCGAAACAGACCCGGTTGATGCAGTCGCAGACAGCCCCGTACTCGGTACGTTTGCTACAGCGGAGACGGAGACAGAACCTACTTGACCGGAGGCTGCTGTAACCGTTACAGAACCTTCACCCCACGTGAGTTCACCCCACGTGCCACGTCCCCACCCAGTAAATGGGACGGAGACATCAGCCATTACGCTATCCTAATAATTGCGTTACTAGCGTCAGCAGTAGGGAAAACAATAGTAAAGTCACCAGCGGTACTAGACTTATCTGCACCAAAATCCAAAACAATTACGGAAGGATTCGTTAAAGCAATCGATGTCGTGTTTGGAGTAGTGTTATATATCAAAGCACCTCTTGCCGTGATTGTCGCTGTAGTAAACGTCAAATCAGCAAAATCTGTAAGAGCCGTTGTACCGCTAGTACTTGGATCTACGTTTGTCAAAGCTGCTCCACCAGAAGTGTAACCTGTTCCGCTGGCCTCGTTAGTAGCAGAAAAAGCCGTAGTGGAGGCATCTAATGTTGCTGATGAAGTATATAGCGCCAACTTAAAAGTGTCTGCGCCGTTTGCAAAATCATGTGCACCAAACATCAATTCTTTCTTGAACGATGTGCACATTGCTTGGGTAATGGCCATATTAAAGTCTCCTTATTAATTCAGCTAACTCTGGTTGGCCAGCGTCAACTATGGCGTTAAAAATTGTTGTTCTATCACTTTTTATAGCTTCTCTCATGTATAAAGAAATAACTTTAACCACGTGATTCCTAAAAGCATGAGCTTGATTTCTAATTATAGGGTCCGCCGTATCTGATATAGATATAATTTTATCCGCACATCGCTCGGCTATCTCTTCTGGCGTAAACCCCCGATTATTTGTTGTTTCAACATTAACCGCAAAATTTCCACCAACATTTAAATTTAAAGCTTCCGTAGTAATCATTGTTTAACTCGTATAACTTTTCCGGTTCTATACTCATCCGTAACTTCTTTGGCCTCACCAAACATCTTAAGACCAAGCATAGCCTCAGCAAATCGTTTTTCGTATGAAGCCATTAAATCAGCCTCACCCTTCATATAAGTGTAAGCTTCTAATAATGTTCCGTAAAGCATGGATATTTCAGCGTTTTCACTAAGCCACGTTGTTCCACTATCCGACCCTGCCGTCAAACTTGCAGGTCGATAGAAATAATGTAATTCTACATTGTAGGAGCTGTCTGGAGTAGGCCCAATGATAAAGTTATCTATGTTGTAAACAGCATAATAGCGAGGACCTCCAGTTGTCGTTGGATCTGGGTTAAATGCCTGAACAAAGTCAGAATCTTTAAACTCCAAAAACTGGTGATCATTGTTGGCATCAATATACGACAACGAAAAAGGAGCTAAGAAATCACTAGGACAATTCAGATACTGATTACCCGAAGTAAGTATACCGCTCGCATTTGTTCTGAAAAAACTAAGCTGAATGTTTTTTAAAATACGTTCTTCGGCTTGACGAATAAATATAGGTAGATTATTCACAAACGACGTTTCGTCGTTTTCTGTGTAATCTTGAACCGCTTGTTTTAACTGTGCATATGTAAAACTCATGATGTCGTCACCGTAACCAAACCAACTTGACCAAATCCTGTAACAGGTTTTAAATTTTCGTTTTCCACTGAAGGAACACCTACGTAAACAGTAACAGGCTCTATCCTGTCCGGTCTTGCGTTTTGTAAAGCTTGAGGATCGGATACTTTTCTAAACGGACCTAGCTGCGGGTGTTTTGGTTCGTATTGATCCGGCCCTACAAGTAAACCGTTCCATTCACGACGCATAACTTTATACGGATACCTAAACCCGGATCTATCGCAGATAGCATAAGAATCTTTACCTGATGCAAACTTAGCCATTATCCCGACCTGTAGTAACTAAACTTTGGAACTACGTTAAAAGAGGCTCTATCTCGATCTTCTTCAGCGGCCCTTTGAAACTCTTCTTCATAAATAGTTTTTAACATGGGAGTCATCTTAGGGTTTTTCTTCAAAGATAAATAATACGCCAGACCCGCCGCTAAACAAGGATAAAACCTAAAAGGAAGATCCATTGTGTTAGTAAAAGTGTCTGCGTCATCCATTCGAGTCAAAGCATCATAGTACACAGTGTACGAAGTAGAGCTGTCAGGGACAGGCCATACTTTTAAGTTAGGCGTAAGCTGCCTATCCAAAAAGAATTGATTAGGTCTACCCGATGTTGTTTTTGTGGGTATAGTTAAATATTCATCTCGGCTTAATCGCTCTAATGAATAGTCGGTACCCGAAACTCTGACCACTACAGACAGAACATCTATTACATCAGCAGATAAATCATATTCGCCATCATTGGCGACAAGCGTCAAAGACCGCTGTTTAATCGTCCATTGATTTAACCCACGATTAGCCCAGTCAGCAAGCATAAGATTAAGAGACCTTTTAGCCGTTTTTAGGTCGTAACCGGTCCGGACTTCTAAGCCACAACGCTCAAAAGCCTCTTCGATGTAATCTGCTACATCTAACTCAAAATCTTTGCTTCCTGAAGTAGCCATAATTAGGTTGCCTTAACTAACTTATACCCTTTTGCTTTAGCCTTTGCGCGAAGCTCTGCAACGCTCATGCCGTTAGTAGCCTCACCACCTTTTTTCATTTTCTTAACCATACCGCCGCCGCGCATTTTCTTAACCATACCGCCGCCGCGCATTTTCTTAGGTGACATCGCCATTTTTTAATCTCCTGTAAAGTTCTTCCCTACGTTTGAAAATATGAGAAGCATTATACTCCTCATCATATCTATCATAATACCCGTTTTTCTTGATTTTGTACGCAGACTCTTGCAATTTAGACAGTCTTTGAACAAAAACCATTGCATAATTTACTTCAGTCAACGGTTCAAAATCAGCTTCTTCCGAAAACTCTGGGGCTTCATCATAAGGATGAAATCCCATAACCCACATATCTCTATCTATAAAAAAACCTCTTGAAATTGCAGTGTTTACCTCGTCTAAAAACGCATGAAATTTGTCAGGGTCCTCATCAAACGTAAAATCAACCAGTATGGCTAGGTCGTGCGTGTCTGTCCACTGCGACAAAGCCGTGTATAAATCTTGATAGCTGTCTTCGTTTTTAAACAAAAAAGCTACTTTATCATCTAACCAGGCCCCTCTAGCAAAAGGGCATGGCGCTAAATTATTAAAAAATTTATTAGGTTTTTCTAATATCTTTTCAGACCAAGACCTAATTTCATCTACCACTGCCTTTTCTACAGGATCTCCAATAAAAAAAGTCATACTCTTTTAGAAACCGCGCCGATAGTGTATTTTTTTCTGTCAGGCAAAATTTTACCGCAACCTATAGCAACAACCCCACCGTTTTCCATTTTTCTAACTTTAGCTTTTTCTGTATTAGAAACAACCTGTTTACCTTTAGAACCTTCTCGTTTCTTTTTACGGGCCGTTGAAGCTCTTTCTGATTTGCTTAAACTCTGCGCCTTTGCTTTAGGCAAGCAGCGATCCGGGTTTTTCTTGTTTTTTGACGTACCACAAGCTCCTGCAATGTTACCTGAGCTATCTATGCGGACCCATTCCTCATCTACCCAATCTTGCAGCTTACCCATTACTTACCCTTTCGCTTTCCGCCCTTAGACTTCTTAGCGTAATTAGGGTCTTTACAGTACTTTGAAGCAGCTAAATTAGCGTAAGCGCTAGGATAAGTATCAAAAGTTCTTTTTGCCCAAGCTTTACCTTCCGGACAAATTTTACTTCCTTTTGATTTGCTAGAAACCGCACCGCCTTTCCTATAGTACGTAACTTCGCAAGGAGAAGGTTTAGGACCTGTTTTTACTCTAGATCCCATTTTATCCGCCCCAAAGTCTTTGTATCCAAGGAGATGCCATAATGGCTATGATTAAAGCCCACATCATTTTACGCAACCATTTTAATTCTTCTTTATGGTCGTCTAAACGATCTTCAATGCGTTGATATCGAAGATCACACTTTTCTTCGTGGTGGGCTAGTTTAGCTAAAACTTCCTCTGGGCTCATATCATCACCATGCTTTACATGACCAGTATCTGGCTGAAAATTTATCTTTCGCGGTGTCACAACTGTGCCGCGCCCTAAAATTTTTTCTACGCCCCGGTTGGTCTTTTTTAATTGACATGTTTGGATCGCCAAACCGGACCAACTTAATCTCAGAGCCTTTCTTAGCGAGAACAGCGCTCTTTTTAGCCTTTCCCGGAGTTCGTTTTGGTTTGTTAAAACCCGCAAACGTCTCACCGCGATAGCTGATACGCCCTGAAGGAAGCCGCTTAACGTCCTTGGTGGTAGCCATTAAAGGTTACCTCCGTTGTCTACTAGAACGCCGTTAAAAGACGCCGACAAAGCGTTACTCTGGTTCTTGTTACAGATACCCCGGACTTCTACGTCCGACTTTTCCGTCACCTTAATCGGATACGCAAAAGGATAGTAAATCTGACTTTCCACAACATCCAGCTTAACCTGTGTGCGGAACACACCGCCAAACGGCTTTACAAGAAAGCGAACGGTCATAAACACGCCGCCCGAAGTTCCTGTGCCGTGCGTAGCGATGCCCTCGCTAATGTACAGGGTTTTCCCGGCGGGGAC